TCTCTTTTTCTAATTCGGTCAACAAGATCGCTATTAGAAATCCCGTCAACATCTCTTTTTTCTCTGTAAGCAGCTTCACGAGCTTTCTCCAATTTCTTTGCATCATCTCTGAGAGCCTCTGTAAGGGCCTCTGAAGCCCCTTCTCTCTTCTGAGACCATCCGTATACCAAAACCCCTAGCAACGCTGTAAGGGCCATCCCAAGGCCTCCTAGGGCCATCTTATAACGGCTTACAAGAAAAGCAATCATTCCCGTTCTTTCGTGATGTATCCAGCGAGGATCATAACACCAGTTTGAATCCAAATATCAAGGTCTTGGAAAATCCCTGCAAACGGATGATCAGGCCAAAGAAGATTTAATCCACTTTGTAAAGCTCCTAAGATGGCACCAGAAACGATGACAGCAAGAATTTTACGAGTGGGGAACTTACTAGGTTGTGTTTTAAGTTGGGCCATTTCCCACTCCTAAATATTTATTTTTCTGCACCCCTTGACAAAGAGGATTTTTGGATTATATACTACTAGGGGGTTATGTAATAAATGATTATAATGTTACTTATTAATAATAAAATTAATTAGTCTCTTCCAGAAACTATCTTTAGTGATAGGAGGAGACTTAAGAGAACGAATAGCAGACAGAAACTCATCCACTGAGACAAGAGATTTATTCATCCCATCTCCTGCGTAGAAACTTTTCCCTTTACCTTTTCCTGTAACGACAGGAAGACTTGCCCACTCTTTAGCTAGATTGTTAGCAAAGTCTTCTGCTGTAATACCACCAGATAAATACTTATCCATCCCTCTTCGTTTTAACAACACTGTCGCTAAAGCATTCTGATTTGACTCGTTAAAGAGATCAGAGAAAAGAAGGCCAGCAGCAGGAGGAAGGGGACGAAGTGTGTCTTCTAGAATTTGATACCCCCCAGCTGCTTCACTAGGGTATCTGGCATCAATACTTTCTTGCCAATTCAACACTTCCTTAATCGTCATAGAAGTGAGAGCTTTCTTAGGACGATCCTTAGCAGCAATACCCCCCCAAACTACATCGAAGTTATTTCCACTTTCGTGTTTAGCGATAAAAGCTAAAAGAGAATTTGATCTCATTTTCCACTATCCCTAATTAATTGCTTTATGTCTTGACGAATTTCATCTAGCACCTTAGCTACGTTCTCCCTACTCTCTCGTCCAGATTCTAAGTCCTCTCTTCGTTGCTCACGAAGACGGTCTATTTCAGTCTTGTTAGATTGTCCTTGAGATTCCAATCTAACCCCCCATACCACTGCACCAAGGAACGAAAGGAAGATATGCCAGTTGTCTCTTAAAAGCTCTATAAACATTAGCTCAACTCTTTCCACGAAAACAAGGTTCCGTTAGAAGTAACTGAGTAGCTGTTGCCAGAAGGGACTATAGCCGACACCGTTTGAGTCATATTAGAAGCATCAGGGTTATTAATCAATCTTTGGATAACTGAACCCTGCACATACAAAATAGTATCACCTGTCTCATTTCCAAAATCTACAATAACTGAAACAGAAATAGGTTTTCCTGTAGAGTTTGTGTAGGTTGTAGAGAAAGCTCTAGAACCTGTGAAGTCTTGCCAAGATTGGTTCCAGCCAATAGAGTCTTTACGAACAGCTGTAGCTAATTTTAATGGTGTGATTACACTTTCAGTCGTTGCTGTTCCAGTGTTCCAAACAGTGCTTGTTTGCGTAACACCAGAAATAGTTGGATTACCTGATACACCATCTCCATTAGAAATAGTCACACCAGTGTTTGCACCAATAACTATTGATCTACTAGTAAAGACATTCGTAGCAGTTTGAACAATCATCCCAACAGCTGCACCAAGAGCAGCCAACCCTGTTAATTTAACATCTGAAGGTTGCGCTCCAATCTCTCCTAGAGTCCAAGAAACATTTGCAGAGCCATCTACAGATTTGCCTGTAGAACCAATAGTAATTGTTCTGGCAGTTCCCCACAAAGTAGTTAGGATGTCTGCCACACCACTAAACAACACCCCATTAATATTTCTTGCTGTTTGCAAGATGGTTGCTGTAGCAGCATTAATAGACCAAGAGCCAGACGCACCAGAACCAGTCTTTGTTGGGGCATCATCTGCAATCTGAGATACGACGAAAGCAGTTGTAGCTAATTGTGTAGTGTTTGTATTAACGACAGCTGTAGGGGCTAAAGGAACACCCGTGAAAGTGGGGTTTGCTGCAAAGACTAAAGCACCAGTACCTGTCTCGTCTGTGATCGCAGCAGCTAGTTGCGCAGAAGTTCCTACCAGCGTGTTATTAGAGAGGTTAATAGTCTTGTTTGTTAAAGTCTGCGTACCGCTCGCTGTAGTGGCTGCTACACCACCAATCGTAGCAGATGCAAGGGTAGCTGGCCCAGAAGAAGACAGTGTTGTAAAGGCCCCTGTAGAGGGCGTAGAAGTACCTACAGCTGTTGCATCCACTGTACCCCCATTAATATCTGCCGTGTCTGCGATAAGAGAATCAACTTCTGCCACACCAGTGATATAGAGGTTTTTAAATTCTTTTCCCACTGCACCTAAATCTAAGATGTTATCAGTTTTTGGTGTTACAGAAGAACCAGTGATAACTAAGTCTTGCGCAGGACCAACAACAGTGATTGGTGCTCCTTCTCCTACAGAACCATTATGTCTGTGCCCACCAACACTTGCAAATGCAGAAGTAATAGCATCATACTCTGTATCTATTGGGATGGCGTCGATAACATTACCGTTGGAGATTTGATCTGTTACGTCTTGTCGAATATAGCCCGTCAAGTTACACCTCCAAACTAAATAGTGTGTTCATATTTATCTTCTCTCGTTTTCTCTGTACTCTAACACTACAAAGTTTAGGTTGTACGCAGGTTTTTGTGACACAGATGTGTATCGTAAGGCAACAACAAATCCACTACCATTTACGTTATTATAGTATTCAGAGTCTGATAAAGCCCCATAAACAGATGTCCCATAAATGCTGGTTGGGTCGCCATAAAAATTCCCACCCCCCTCGCCATTAGCAATGTCAAAAGCAGTTGTAGCTGGACTTCCTTGCTTGTCGTAGTCAAACTTAAGACGACACCTAACTTCTAATCTACCAAGAGGTTTAATGTACAAAGTGTGTTTATACATTGTTTTTCTTTTCTTAGGATCAGAGATAGGCATATAAGGAGTTTCAAAAATGGCTTCAATATCACTACCATCAAAAGAATTACCACTCTCTAGACGATATACATAATCAGTGTCTGAAGAGAAGAAGATATGTTCTTTATCACTCTCTTGCCACTTACTAATAGAGTAAACCTTAATCCCTCTAGTAGTGGACCACGAGATATTCTCAGAAGTTTGGTCCATATATTTAACACCAATAAACCCATCAGAGTTTTTTTGTGGAGTGTTAGTTACAAAAGAAAAAAGCCTATACTGATTTTTGTTAGCAATTGTGATGGAAGCGACTTTAGAGGTTGCTTCAAACTTGTTAAGCAAAACTTTTTGAACGCTGCTGGAAGCCCTAGCAAGTCCAAAATCCCCAAGTTTTTCTGTAGCAGACAGGTACCTAACTCCGTCAGGGCCAAGGTATAAGATGTCTCCACCAACTTCTTGAATACTGTCTCTAAAAAGACAGCCTGTATTACGAGTAATTGCACTTAACTGGAAGTCTGCAAGAGAAGAGCCTGTTAAACGATAGATGCTGTTTAGACAAAAGATAATTAATTGATCTCGAAAAACGATAGTGCCAGTGATTTTATCTCCAACATTAACCACTCCTGCTCCGTTACCAGAAGTGAAATCGTCTTCTGTAAATGGGGCAGAAAACCCTAATAGATTTTCTTTCGCGTAAAAAATATGATTCTTAAATACACTTACATCTGTAGCCCCTTCCACTTCAGTGGGGGCTGTAGTTAGATACGCCATTGTTTTAGAAACAGTGTTAAAAATTGCTGGGTCATTAGCCCCGTCAACAATCACAAGTTTACGCACACCATTAAAATTGAATGTGTCGTAGGCGATGGATGTCACCGAAGAATTTATTAACGTGAGTTTTTCTGTCCAGCTTGTCCCAGTAGAGAATTGATACTTATTTGCTCTCAAGGACAACACTTCCCCAGAGCTAACTGCCAACACACCTAAAATCTGTCCTGTTCCCGGAACAGAGGCAGTGGAAAATTTTTGATAACCTAGGATACGAGAGTATCCACCTTGAACATCAGCTTCAAAATTTTGTAAAATTGTTGCACTTCCGGGGGCTTGAACCCCCTGTTCAATACGACCAAGGTTGGTAATCAAACCTCCCTCAAACTTAATAGGAAAGGATTCCCAACGTGTAGACATATTGTCTCCTTACGATCTAATAACTGTTGATCTAGCGTATTCAGAACGATTGATAAAAATCTTTCTCATATCTTTCAAGCCTTGCTTAAACAGCTCGTTAGATGCAGCAGCTTCTTCAATACCACCCCTAAACATATACGCATGATACATTGCACCTTCAATAATCACCCATCTAAATTGTTCTGGGATAGTCGGCACAGCATCCCAATCTACCATATCTACAGGTAATTTGTAATACTCGTATACCACGTCATAAGTTTGATCTGGAGGAGGAAGAATGCCAAAAGACATGTCTCTACGACGATACACATTTGTAGGAGAACTTGCATAGTCAGTGGGGTTGAATTCATAGTCAGGAAATCTTTGTAACACTTCCTCATAGTCTACAGGAGATAAAGAACGAGAAGTGCTATTTAAGGACAAATCTCCTTTTAAGCGGAAAGTGTCAAATGCAACACTTTTTGCATCCACCTCATAAGGGTATTTACTTTGGTCTACAACTAAAGTTTGAGTTTTTGTGGTGTGATTAAACGGCCATTCAAACTCTTCTCTATTAATACGATTAATAGCATTGTTGATATGTCCTTTATTATCTGCATAGACGCCAGAGGCCCCAGCAAAATTACTAGAGGTTAGTGGCACCTCATTAAGACGAAGATTTACATCGTTAACCAACGACAAGAAAGTTAGTGCCATATCATCCCCTAAGTAAAAAAGAAAGGAGGGGGAGGGAAAATTTCCCCCTCCCTCCCTAAGATTAGATTACGTCGCGTACAGCAACAACTGGAATCTTAGGCGAAGCATCACCTTCAACCAGAACCACTACTACACGGACTTTGCCTGTAGTACGTACAGCTGTAGCACCCAGAACATTAAGTTCTGCACCAGCCAGAGGAACCACTACAGGGAACACCGAAGTGAGGGCACCACCAAAGGTGCCTACAGGAGCCGTAGAGGCCAAAGTGCCTGTGAGAGTGGTAGCACCCACACGACCCACCAAGGTGCCCGTACCAGTGCCAACTTCAACCTGTTGCAGAGCCACAGACAGCACCGTAGCACCTGCTGGGAGAGCAATCAAACTGATGTCGTCAGTGGCAGTGCCCATAGTTGCATCAACCGCAAGGTCAATGGTATGGTCAATGACACGTACAAAGCGTTTATCACCTGCGTCCAATTGACCTGATGTGTTGCGCTTTGCGCTATTAAGAGTAGCCATATTTTAGTCCTTTCTATTAACTATCAAGCCAGATTGTACTTGGCTGTTACAATAGCTTCAGGACGTAAAATTTTACGGCCATACACTTGCAGACCGCGAACAACGTCAGCGAAAGTTTCTTGCGAACGGAAGGTTTCCGATTTAGTCAGATTCTCCGCAGTGGCGACAGCCGAAGACTGACCAGCCACGATAACACCATAATCAGTGTTTTGCGAAGTTGTACCAACAGTTGCCGAGCCTGCACCAACACGAGGAAGCGAGTTGGACATGAACACTTGGAAGCCTTGGATTTGCTTACCAATCATACCATTACGCAAACCACCCTTTTCGGAGGTGTCAGCGTTGAACAGACGGCTATCTTCGTCTTTCAACATTTCAGCGAACACTGGGTCGATAACAATCCAACGACCAGCTTGGTCAACGTTTTGCAAGTCAAGCAGACGAGCCATACGAGCCAAGATTGTCACTGGCGAAACCAGATCAGTGGGTTTAGATTGTTGACCCGGCATACGAGGGGCAACAGGAATCGAGTTGTCACCACCAGCTGCAAGGAACGAACCTTTAATCAGCTTGTTCGAAGTGAGCAATTCGTCTGCACCAGCTGTAGCAATAGCCTTCGTACCGGGGATGTCTGCAAGAACACGCAAGGTGTTTGCAGGAGCACCAATAACCGATTGTTTATACCCAGTCAAGTAACCCAACACTTCAGCATCAAACTGGTCTTTCAGTTTGAAACCTGCACGATCAGTTGCCAACGACATCCAATTGATATGCGAGTGAGCTTGTTCCACGTCCTCAAGTTGAAATGCGTATTCGTTGGCTTGGTCAACAACCATCGTAAAGTCTTCATCGACCAAATCTTGGGGAGTGATCAACTTACCACGGGTGTAAGGGCGGATTTGAATATCGGGTTCACGGATAATTTTAACCGAGTCACCGAACGAAGCGATTTCCCCGAAATACTCAGTGTTCGTAATAGCCTGAACAACCGAAGCACGACGGAAAGCCAATTGTACTTTTTTAGAATAGATAGTAGGCGAAAATGCGCCATTAGGAAGGCTGGTATGACCAGCAGCAGCTTTAAAAGCCATGATTTAGTCCTTTGTTGATGGAGAACATTCAAAAGGAATGCTCTATTATGTTAGTGTGCGACCATCAACACTTCAAGGGCCTTAGATCAGAGGGAGGGAAATTATATGCCTATAATTTACGGCTCTTACTATAAGGGTGGTCTTTATGTGTTATATTGTTAAATAGGGTTGGAAGGAGGTTGCAATTCCCTCGGCTTATTTAACGTGCGCCGCCAGAGAGGTCGTAAACGAAGTTACCAATCTTCATAGATTCTTTAATAGCATCTTCATTTTTTTCGTAATCTGACAACGACATTGCTTGCACCTGAGACTCAGAGAACTTTTTCTTCCCATTAGTGTCCGTTGGTGCGTTAGAACTCTTATTTACTACACTACGAGCCGCAGCTTTATTCGGAGACTCTGAAACACTCATCTCTTTTTTATAGAGGTTTAGTGCCCAAATTAAGTCGTCCGCACTAGTTGTAAAAATAAGATTTTGCACAGAGGCGGGCTGGTTTTCAGCCCACGTGTGAAACTCGTCTGAGTCTTTAATTTCATCAAAGTCTGGATGGACTTTTTTGATCTTAATTTCTTGTTTGCTTTGTTCAAGCTCCTGCTTAATAGCAAGAACATCTTCAGAGGTTGTAGCGGTCTCTTTAAGAGTCAACGCCCTAACCATACTCAAAGCTTGTGGATTTGCTTCAGCCCACGCCTCAAACTCTTCTTCTGAAGGGAGATTGGCAGAACGTTTAGCCTTTTCTAAAGCTGCTAGTTGTTCTTTAGCAGTTTTTAATTCTTCTGCTTGTTTTTGAGAAAGACGGCGAAGATCACCATGTCGTTTTTTCCACGTTTCTTCTTCAGAGGTCGTTGCAGGCGGATCACTAACCACCTCTTCTTCTTTTTCCTCTTGAAGGTTTTCAGTAGTTTCTTGTGGAACAAGGTGGGCTTTTTCAAGCTCTGCCACCTCTTCTTCGAGACGTGTCACTGAACGTGGAGCAATATAACTATCCATTTAAATTCCTTTGGGGCCACTATTTAGTGGGAAGCCATTAATTGTTATCGACGAGTGACTAAGCCACCCTTAGACATTTTGAGAGATTCTTTGTCTTTATCTTTTGTCTTTGTAGTAACAGGGTCTTTATCACTACCTTTAGTCGTTCCGCTAGAAGAGCTTTCTTTTTTCTCTGTCTCTTTCTTAGCTTCTTTCTTTTCAGAAATCTTACCAAGAACATTGGTAATCATATCCGCCAAACCACTCCCACTAGAAGATTTTGTTTCTGAGATTCTTCCACGAGCTTCTTGTAAAGCCACTCTCCCCTCTTTAGTAAGGGGATTACCAGTTTGATCTTTACCCGATTTCAACATTTCGTCTGCACGAGAAAGAGCTTCTTTATTTGTTTGGTTTGTTGCTAATTTAACAGCCAGACCAATAGGAGGAAAAAGATTTGAGGCCATTTTCTCAGCAACCTTTTTCACAGGATTACCTTGAGATTTAGTATAATCTAAATAGT